GCATCAAGGCAGCAGGTCACATCCTAGATATGTTGGGGGACGATACTCCTGTTAAGGAGATCACAACTGCCACCATACGTGAGCTTGTAGATGAGATGGAGGACATGGGTAACACTGGTGCCACCATCAACAAGAAGCTCTCAGCCCTCTCGATGATGCTCAAGACTGCCGCTGATGAGGGCTGGATTGACACCCTACCCAGGATCAAGCGTAGGTCACAGGGCACCCACAGAGTCCGCTGGTTGGACGTAGAGGAAGAACTTAAAGTTCTAAATATGTGTGACAAGCTGGGCTTTAGTGCTCTTAAAGACTTCGTTATCTGCGCTATGGACACAGGCTTTCGTAAGTCAGAGTTGTTAAACTTCCGTTCTAACCAGTATCGGGATGGACGTTTACACCTACACCCTGATGAGACTAAGACCAGCAAACCTAGGTCAGTACCAGCGACCGACAGGGTGCATGAAATTTTAATGAGCCGTAGGCACAACGCCCGTACCTTTAATGACCTCACCCACAACAAGCTCAGAGATGCTTGGGACTACGTGAGGGCAGAGCTGGGTAAGACTGATGACCCACAGTTCGTGGTTCATATGCTCAGGCATACCTGTGCTAGCCGCTTGGCAATGCAGGACAAGAGTGCTCAGTTCATCCAAGAATGGATGGGTCATGCCACTCCCCTCACCACTGCAAGGTATATGCACTTGGCACCAGCAAAACTAAAAGAGGGCAAAGCTGCCCTTGAGGAATATCGTAGAGTTAACCAGCCATTCCCTGTGGCTGTTAACCAGTGACACACTGTGTCAGTTTGTGACACTTTTTTGTGTCAACAAGCCATCTAGCACAAAGTTAAGTAATTGTTATTACACACTTTGTGACACCCCATGACTCTTAAAAAGGGTTATGGGGGCATGATGGAATGGTAGACATACAGGACTTAAAATCCTGAGGCTTTAAGCCGTGCGAGTTCGAGTCTCGCTGCCCCTACCATTGAATAGAAAGGGTTTTATATCTCAGGGTATAAAACTCTTTTTTTAGAGTAATAGTTCTAGGTTTTTAACTGTTTCTGTGGTATAAGTATTTACTGTCAAATTTTGTGACAGATTCTGTGACACATCGAGGAGGAATCAATGACCTAAAAAGTTGCACAATTGGATAATCTAAAGAGTATCTAGAGACATCTTTCTCTAGGTATTATTACAAGTACACTCTCTAAGGACTACTAAATGAAAGATATGGTTGAACCTCAGGAAGACTTAATGTCTCTCCAAATCCAACTTGAAGAAGATATGACCCGCAGGGGTGCAGAGAAGTATTTTAGAAGTATTGATTACGCCAAGAGAGCTAGCCGTGAAGAAGGAACGGCATACGGGCAGACTATCCTATCCCACCGATTAGAGATCCTATCTACGGCTATTGCCAAGTGGATCGAGGAAGCAGGTGCAGGTCAAGTGAGTCGCCGTGCGTCAGCCTACTACAAGCTCAAAGATATTGACCCCAAGGTCTTGTCCTTTTTGTCCCTTAAGAACGTCCTAAGCGGTATCTCCTCTGCCAGAACCTTACAGTTCGTAGCGGTAGGCATTGGTACTGCGGTGGAAGATGAGTTGCGTTTTGCCAAGATCCGATTAGCTGAGAGGAAGCAGTATGAGAAGCTGGTTCTGGGAGCTAAGAAGCGTTCAGCCCAACACTATAAGCATTACTATGCTGTACGTCAGGCTGAGAAGATTGATGAGTGGAGCAAGTGGTCAAGGATTGACCGCCTCCATGTTGGTATCAAACTTCTGGACATACTCATTGATACCCTAGGGATTGTTGAGGTTGCCCACCAAAAGGCAGACAAGAACCAGTCAATCAAATATGTCCGTCCAACCCCCGAAACTGTTGAATGGATCGAGAAGCGCAATGATGTAGCATCCATGCTGCGCCCTGTGTACGAGCCTATGGTAGTCAAGCCTAAGGACTGGACTGACCCCTATGATGGTGGCTACATCTCCTCCAACATTAAGCCCCTCAAGTTGGTCAAGACCAAGAACCAGGCGTACCTCCAAGAGCTACAACAGGTTGAAATGCCAATTGTGTACTCCGCTATCAACAGCCTCCAGAGAACACCATGGCAGATCAACAGCCAAGTCTTGGCAGTCATGAAAGAACTCTGGGATAATGGGTCTACCATTGCTGGGTTACCAAACCGTGAGGGCATTGAGATGCCACCAACCCCAGCAGACATTGAGACTAACGAGGAAGCCCGTAGGGACTACCGCATCCAAGCAGCAAAGATTCACATTCAGAATTTGTCCCTAGCTGGGAAGCGTATTGGCTTCAATATCTCTCTGAACATTGCCTCACGGTATGAGAAGTTTCGCAGGATCTTCTTCCCATACCAGCTCGACTTCCGTGGGCGGATCTACGCTGTCCCACACTTGAACCCTCAAGGTTCTGATCCCCAGAAAGCACTCCTCAGGTTTGCCAATGGTAAGCCCCTAGGGTCTGAGGGATGGAAGTGGTTGGCAATCCATGGTTCTAACCTAGCAGGTCATGACAAGGTTAGTTTTGAACAACGTGTTGAGTGGGTACTGGAGAATGAAGATGAAATTGTTTCCATTGCTAAAAACCCCTTTGATAACCGAGGGTGGTGTACAGAGATCAGCGGTATCAGCATTGATAAACCGTGGCAATTTCTTGCGTTTTGTTTTGAGTGGGCAGGTTACGTTGAACATGGTGAATCGTTCATATCGAAACTGCCCGTGGCTTTGGACGGTTCATGCTCTGGGTTGCAACACTTCTCAGCCATGCTCCGCGATGAACGAGGAGGATCGGCAGTTAACCTTGTTCCCAACGACATCCCCCAAGATGTGTACCAGCGAGTAGCTGACAGGGTTATCGAGATGGTCAACGCAGATGCCCAAAGTGGGTCTGAGGATGCCCTACTCCACAGTGACCAGGGGACTGCTTACGTCAAGGAGGGTACGAAAGTATTAGCCCAGCAGTGGTTGAAGTTTGGCATCACCCGCAAGACAACCAAGCGAAGCGTGATGACCCTCCCATATGGCTCTAAGGAATTTGGTTTCCGTGAGCAGTTGATGGAGGATCTGATCACCCCTGCTAGGTTGGAGGCACAGCGGCTGGGCACCGAGTTTCCCTTTAGTCGAGATGGTTACATGGCGGCTAGCTACATGGCTAAGAAGATCTGGGAAGCCGTGAACTTAACCTTGGTCAAAGCAGCAGAGGCGATGAAGTGGTTGCAGAGCGTGGCATCTCTGGCAGCTTCAGAGCAACTCCCAGTTCGCTGGACGACACCCATTGGTTTCCCTGTGATGCAAGCATACGCTGACGTTAATGATCGTAGGATCAAAACAGCAATCAACGGGAAGCTGGTCTACCTCACCATGAAGCAGGATAAGGATAAGCTGGATCGCCGTAAGCAGAGCCAAGGCATTGCCCCCAACTTTGTACATAGCTGTGATGCTGCCCACCTGATGCTGTGTGTTGCCCGTGCTAATCAAGAAGGTATTGAGAATTTCTCAATGATCCATGACAGCTTCGGGACAACCGCAGGTGATGTAGAGAAATTGTTTTACATTATTCGGGAATCCTTTGTGGAGATCTATGACACCATAGATGTCCTTGGCACATTCCGTGAAGAGATTCAGTTACAGCTCTCGGAGAAGCAACGAGGCTCCATGCCTGACATCCCAGAGCACGGCACCTTGGAGGTCTCTAAGGTAGTTGATTCACGCTATTGCTTTGCCTAAACACTTCCAGATCTGGAACATTTTAAAAAGTTGCACAATTGGATAAATCCACATGAGAGGCAACACAATGTTCCTGATCCGACTCCCTGATGGCACTTTCCGCATTGCCAAAACTGTGGCTGAACGCAACCGAATTATTCTTGAGATGCGTGAAGCCTACGATGGTTATTTGAAATAAGGACACCATGAAAAAATCTAAAACCCCACGGTACGTGACACCCGCTGGTATTGCCCAGTACCCGTACCTCACCAAGCCTGACACAAAGTTTAATCCTGACGGTGAATACAAGTTGTCTCTTCAAGTTCCCACTGAAGAGTCCACAAGTCTCATCGCCTTTTTGGATGAACAGTTGGCTGAGTCAATTGCGAAAGCAAAGAAAGAGAACCCTGGTAAGAAGATCAAAGAGGGTACTGCTGGTTATGAAGTTGATGAAGAAACGGGTAACACCACATTCCGATTCAAACTGAAAGCCAAGGTCACCATGAAGAGTGGTGATAGCTTTGAGCAGCGTCCCGCATTGTTCGACTCAAAGGGTAAACCCCTAGACTCCTCTGTGAACATCGCAGGTGGCTCTAAAGTCAAAGTCTCATACGAAATCCTCCCTTACTACACGGCTATTGCAGGTGCTGGTTTGTCCCTTCGGGTACGAGCCGTACAGGTGATTGACTTGGTGGAGTTCTCAGGTGGCGGAGCTGGAGCTTTCGGCTTCGGTGAAGAAGAAGGATACGTAGCTAACGAAAAAGTAAACAATGACTTCAGCGAAGAAACCAGTGAAGAGGACGAAACTGCGGATTTCTAAGTCTCGATCAGCAACAGAGGTGGGACTTGTTTACGGGTTCCGCTCTGGGCTGGAAGAGAAGTTAGCTCAGGAGTTACAGGGTAAGGGCATCAAGTTTACTTTCGAGGAACTTGTGATCCCTTACATCAAGCCTGAGCGAACTGCGAAGTACACACCAGACTTCGTATTAGAGAACGGCATTATCATTGAATCGAAAGGTAGGTTTCTTACCGCCGATAGACAGAAGCACCTGCTTGTTAAAAAGCAGCATCCAAACCTGGATATTCGATTCGTATTTTCTAACAGCAAAGGGAAGATTGCTAAGAGAAGTAACACCACATACGCCGACTGGTGTGTGAAGTATGGCTTTATCTATGCCGACAAAGAAATACCCGATGCGTGGCTCATGGAGCCTCCAAAATGAATTATAAAAAGCGAGATAAAACTGAGTTTATTGCGGTGCACTGTTCAGCCACCTCAGAAAAAATGAACATTGGTAAAGAAGATATTGACCGATGGCATCGAGCCAAAGGTTGGTTTGGTATTGGCTATCACTACGTTATTCGCCGTGATGGAACCGTGGAAGAAGGTCGCCCCCATGATGTGGCGGGTGCCCATGTACAAGGTTACAATAGTCAATCCGTAGGTATCTGCATGGTTGGGGGTGTTAACTCCTCCGACACTAAAGCTGCCAACAACTTTACCCCTGAACAATTTGATTCCCTTAAGGAGGTCTTGAAGACACTCAAGGGCTTTTACCCTGAAGCTAAAATACAAGGTCATCGGGACTTCCCTGATGTTCATAAGGATTGCCCGAGCTTTGATGTAGCCGCATGGCTCAAAGCTGAGGGGATCGACAACAACTAATGTGAGAAACAATGGAACAGGACGAAAGCAATTTCTTAAGACACATACCTTGTGACAACTGCGGTTCGTCAGATGCCAACTCTTTGTATTCTGATGGGCACCAGTTCTGTTTCAGTTGCCAAGCTCATGTTAAGGGGGATGGCACTACACCAGCCCCTAGCCCAAAGAAACGTGCAGGTGATCTCATCACTGGTGAGTTCATGGATTTATCTAAACGAAAAATTCGGGAAGATACCTGCCGTAAATTTGGATACCAAGTCGGTGAACTAGCAGGAAAGAAAGTACAGATTGCCCCCTACTACGACAAGTCGGGGACGATGGTTGCCCAGAAGATACGTGGCTCTGACAAGAGTTTCAAAGTGCTGGGCAACATTACCAAGGCTCTCCCCTTTGGTGCTCCTCTATGGGGCAAGGGGAAGAAGCTGGTAGTTACTGAGGGTGAGATTGACGCGATGAGCGTGAGTCAAGCTCAAGGTAACAAGTGGGCTGTGGTCTCCGTCCCTAACGGTGCCCAAGGTGCGAAGAAGCACATGGGGTTGAACTTCGATTACTACGATATATTCGATGAGATAATCTTGATGTTCGACATGGATGAACCTGGTCAAGCGGCGGCAAGCGAGTGCGCCGAGTTGTTCAGCCCAGGCAAGGTGAAGATTGCATCACTACCGATGAAGGACGCTAACGAGTGTCTGGTCAATGGTAAGGCAGATGAAATCATTCAGGCTATCTGGAACGCCAAGGCGTACCGTCCTGATGGCATCTTGTCTGGGGCTGACTTGTGGGAGGAAGTCTCCAAGACTGAGACTATCCAAGCGATACCCTACCCTTGGGATGAACTTAACGAGGTAACTCGTGGTTCACGCAGAGGTGAGTTGGTTACGCTTACCGCAGG